ATTCGATATGGTAAACAATCCGGAAGAATTGCTGAGAGTGGTTGACGGGCAGTACCCCTTGTTGTATAATCTTTATATGCAAGGAGACATTGCCAAAGAGACTCTAATCATCTTAAATGAACTCTTAAATTTCTTTCCAATGTGGGTGAAAAAAATTGAAGACGATATCATCTTTCCAGAATTCGTAAAGAGTTGTGAAAAGTATGCTCCGTTCCTAAACTTTGACAAACCCAAAATGCTTGCGGTCTTAAAGAAAAACTTAAACAGCCTGAAAACAGTATGACAATCGATAAAATTTATGTTGATATGGATGGTGTAATTGCCGACTTCAACAAAGCATATAAAGCACGGTTCAAATTATATCCAGAAGAAACTCGTAATCGAAAAGAGTTTTATGGTCTATTTGAATCCTTTATCGGTGAAGATTGTTTTGCCAAATTGGATTTGATGGATGATGCACGTGTATTGATTGATTTTCTTGATACACTCTCTACACCAAAAGAGATTCTGTCTTCAACAGCACGTGAAGAATTTCATGCCATGATTGCACCTCAAAAAGCTAGATGGCTAAACACACATAACATTCACTATAAAGCAAACTTTGTTCCAGGTAAATCCCTGAAATACAAGTACGCTACACCCAATTCCATTATTATCGATGATACCAAATCTGTTATCGATGATTGGAACAAAGCCGGTGGTATCGGTATTCTTCACAGAGATGCCGTTTCTACCATCGCAATTCTCAAAATGTACCTTTGATTCGCCTATATACTTCATACATTATGAAATATGTGGATAATTCGAAATACATTTAATACAACGTTTATACAAGGAAAATACTATGTCTTCATTCGCAAATCTCAAGCGTAGTTCAGGCAATCTGGACAAACTCGCAAAGGCTATTGAACAACTCAACTCAGCCGAATCCCCCACCAAAGAAGATAATTTCTGGAAACCCGAAGTCGATAAGGCTGGTAATGGTTACGCAGTTATTCGTTTTCTTCCTCAACCCTCGGTTGATGGTGAAGATGCACTTCCATGGGTAAAAGTATTCAATCACGGTTTCCAGGGTCCTGGCGGCTGGTACATTGAAAACTCTCTTACCACTTTGAACCAGAAAGATCCAGTTTCTGAATACAACTCTCAGTTGTGGAATTCTGGCATCGAAGCAAACAAGGAAATTGCACGTAAGCAGAAGCGCCGTCTATCTTACATCGCAAACATCTATGTTGTTGAAGATTCTAAGAATCCTCAGAACGAAGGTAAAGTCTTCCTTTACAAGTTTGGTAAGAAAATCTTTGATAAGATTAACGAAGCAATGAACCCTGCTTTCGAAGATGAGAAGCCACTCAACCCATTTGATATGTGGAACGGTGCAAACTTCAAACTCAAGATTCGTAAAGTTGAGGGCTATCAGAACTATGATAAGTCTGAATTCGAATCTCCATCCGCCTTGTTGGATGACGATGACAAACTTGAAGGAATCTGGAAGAAAGAATACTCTCTCAAAGAGTTCCTTGCACCAGAAAACTTTAAGTCTTATGATGAGTTGAAGGCTCGTCTAGACAAGGTTCTCGGCCTTGATGGTTCACCAGTAGTTGCAAAGACTACAGTTGAACAAGCTAAAGCAATGCCACGTAAGCCTGCGCCAGTGATGGCGGATGCCGGTATTGCCGAAGATGATGATGATTTGGCTTATTTCTCTAAGCTAGCCGAAGAATAAAACTCTCCTTGACCGAAAGTTTTGAGCCCGCCTTGTGCGGGCTTTTTTTATACTGGTACTAGAGATTGTTGAAGCACGTGGTCGAGAATTGGTGTTTTATCACGCACAGATGCGGTAGCAGGAATAGGTCTGTCAGGCAGATCAACAGTGCTTGTGTTTGTCGTTAGAACTGGTGGTGGTGTTTGTGTGTTTCCTGGTGGTGCAACACTTAGATCCTGATTTTCCTGTACAGCATCATTCATTCTAGAAGACATTGGTATTTGTGGAATAGGTGTCGTAGTTTGTGTCGGAGTTACTGGTGTTTGTGTAGCAGGCGCTGATGTTTCTTCCGGTTTAACCATTGGTGGATTCACAGAACCTCTACCACCACCAGCAGTTGAAGGTTCTACACCCTCAGGTAATGGCATTTTTACCAAAGGTTTTCCACCAGCAGGTATTGCAGTTTCAGGTTGTCCAGCCAAAGCGGCAACACTTCCTTGGAACATAGCAGATGGTTTAGGATTTTCATCCAACCATTTTTTAAGTGTTGGTCTATCAGCACCAGGAGCACCAGGTGAACTGACAAGTTCAGCATCTGTCAAATCAGATTTAACATACTCAACGATTTCACTTCTTCTAAATTGTCGTGTGGCTTTATTTCGATTAATTTCTGTGGCTTGACCAATCGACTTGGCTTCACCACGCAACTTCATTGCATAAGGATTATCCTTATACTTTTCAGCATACGGATCTTTTTCTATTTCCTCTTTTTCTTTATTTGCATTATATAAGAAGGCGGCAAGTGAAACGGCACCAAGCAATGCTAAACCAACTGGTCCAGCTAAGAATGTTGCTAGTCTAGCCGCATATGGAGCCAACGTACTTAATAATTTTAAATCTTTTATCCATTCATAAGCCTTGAGTGCAGTATTAAACATAGCCTTAACACCTTCTATGGCACTACTAATCATGGCTTTAACCGTGTCCATAAATCCCGAAAGAAAATTTCCACCTTCTTCTTTTTTAACTAGAGTTGTTGGACCACTCAGTGAAGTGTATTCTCTTAGAATTTCCAAGAACTCTTTATGTCTGCGTTGTTCTTCGTTCTTTTGTTCTTCGATGAATTGTTTAGCAGTTTCTTTTTTCTTCAAATCTTCTTCACGTGACCTTTGCATGAACGAAAGCATCTTGTTTAGAACTTCAACTGCTGAACCACCAAGACCTTCACCTGGTGTTGCCATTGATGTTGGTATTTGTGTGTAGTTACCTTTTTTCCCTTTATCGCCGGCAAAATAATTAATGTCTGACTGTGAACGACCGGTGAGCCTACCCATGATTGCAGGAGCGAGTCTACTACCACCAGTCATGAACTTGGCAATATTCATTGGATCAAATTTCTCTTTGACGCCGGTTGCTTTTGCTTTAAGTTTATCAGAAATAGCACCACCAAGTGCCGAGCCAATACCTTTTCCAGATGTGATTTTATCCGTCATCAATGATGATAACGATTTACCTCTGATATTACTTGCTACTCTGTAATCCATTTTAACGCCTCATTCTTGGGTTTAATTCTTCTAGTGGAGGTGAAGATATTGTAATATTTCTCTGCCTATTTGTTATATTGTTTTGGTTAACTATTGGTGATATTGTAGGACCAGGTTGATTGGCAGCCTGTTTTTTCATGTCTGCATTTTCCACAGACATATTATTCAAGGCTTCAGAGGCCGCAGTTGAACCCAAAGATGAATATTTATTTGATGCTTCTAATTGAGAAATTGTTGTTTTTCCGATGTTCGTATTTGGATCAAAAAGTTTATCCAATCTCTGTTGATTAAAACCAACTGAACCAGAGGCCACATTAGCTATTATCCACTTTCTAGCTTCATTTTCATCAGTGAAACTATTCAATATAGCCAATCCTTTTTTTGGATCGCCACTGCCTATGGTAGTCATTAAGTATGCGGCCGTGGCCTTAATTGCTGTTCCAAAATCTTTCGTTATTAAATCTGGATTTTTTTCAAGATCCACACCAATCATATCACCGATTTTTTTGTAGTTACTTTTGCCAGTAATTTGTATTAATCCACGACCTCTATATTTGTATGCCTCGGCACCACCGGGATAAACTAATGTGAACCATGCTTCGTCGCCTTGGCTCATAACATTTCTGATATAATCTTCTGGTACACCTTTAGGGAAATTAAGTTGTTTTGCAACTCTTCCACCCGCTTTTAATTGAGGAAACTTCAAATAGAGATATTCAAGCCCTCTGGTATCCAATGTATTTTTCCATGGCTTAACACCATCTTCTTTACTATTAGGATCTAATCCAGATTCTTTTGCCGAAGTTGCAATTATTCCAGAAATTGCGGCAGCGCTTGTAATTCCCATTGCTGTGAGTCCAGCCGCTACCTGTGCCGCACGACCTGACATTGAAACTTTAGCCGCAGTTTTAGCCGCCCGAGTTATTGCAGGTTTAACAATAGATGGCTTAGGTGTAACAACAGGTGGTGCAGGAGTGGCTGTAGGTGGCGCTGGTGGTGTAGGCTCTACTGTTTTTGCAGTAGGTTTTGGTGCCTCAGGTTTAGGTGCTTCCGCTTTTGGCTTTGGTGCCTCAGGTTTAGGTGCTTCCGCTTTTGGCTTTGGTGCTTCTGGTTTAGGTGCCTCTGCCTTTGGTTTTGGCACCTCTGGTTTAGGTGCCTCAGGTTTAGGTGCTTCCACCTTTGGTTTTGGTGCCTCAGGCTTTGGTAACTCTGGCTTTTTTTCTTCAGCTTTTTCCTGAGCCTGACGTTTCTTTGCTTCTTTAGCCATTTCTTTCATGGCTTTGCGTTTGTTCTTTATGGCTTCACTGAATACATCCATCACCTCTTTGTGATTGTCTTGTTTGATGTATTCATTCAACTCGTTATATGAATCAAGAGTGTCTTGCTCTTTTATGTCATCTTCTCTGGATTTTTCCATGAAAGAAACTATTTTTTCAAGAACCTGAGTTGCTTTTCTGGAACCACCCATGTTTGGATTGTTCCAGTTTTGCCAATAGTTAGATTGTCTTGGAGTATATTGATATTGTCTTTTACCTGTGAAGTAACCAATATCTTCTTTGCTTCTGCCCATGAGGCGACCAACGATTGCTGGTGCAAGTTTACTGCCACCGGTAAGGAACTTGGCAATATTCATCGGATCAAATCGCTCTTTCATGGCCAAAGATTTCGCCTTTGACCTATCCGACATTGTTTCACGGAGAGATGAGACAATACCCTGGCCTGATGCCAGTTTGTCTGCCATTAAATTAGCGAAGCCTTTTTTTCTTATTTTGGCGGCATCGTAGTAGTTCATCTAATCTTGCTCTCGTTTATTTTTTGTTTGATCTTCTGGTTTTCTTCCTCAATATATTGTATAAGCATACCGACATATACATCACGTTCCCACGGTATCATATTCTCAAGTTCCGTCAGACTGTATTTGTGATGTTGCATTAATGAGAAATTAGTCTTATAATAATTCCTCAAGTTATCATGGCCAAATGTTAACCGAAAAAACTTTCCAGTCCTTCAACATCAAGAGTGTGTTCAAAGCCGCAACGTGAACACTTCATTTCAATTTTCTTTTCAATCTTTGGAAGATTTGCAAAAAAGTCTTCAATCTTAGAGAACTGTTGTTGATTGAGAGACTCAATGAATTCAACAATCTCTTTTGTCTCAACTTCTTTTGCGTAATAAAACTGTTCACCATCATAAATGTACTCAACAGATTCTGCAATCATTTCAAATGCAATGTCTGAAACGTTTGTAAGTTTGGACAATTTATTTAATACAGAAAATTCAGGGTACTTTAGCTTGATAGAAATTGTATCTGTGAGTTCAATAACATCTTTACCTTCAACAACACCATCAACCTTGATATCAAGAAGATTGAGTGAAGTTTCCATGATGTTGCCACAAACTTTTTCATCAACCGTGTTATCACAACGGTATTTGTTTTCAACAACTTCTCCGACAGACCTTGCACGAAGTTGCAAAAAGTAATACTCGATATCGATAACTGGAAGTTTTTCAATATCAATTCCTTCTGTGACTGTGCAGTTGTTCAAAACTTGTTTAACGTTTTGTTCAATCGATTCTCTTTCTCCAGATTCCATTGCCATCAAAAGATTCTTCTGCTCTTTCACAAGGAAAGGACGAAAGCGAATTTTCTTTTTTGATAATGGTAATTCCAAGTCATAAATCGGTGTATCGATTTTTGGTAAAGCCATAATTTATTTCTCCAT